CATATTTTTGGTAGTTTTTTTGCGTCACCATTTCTCTTATATTTGGTGACGCAAAAAAACTCTAAATCAAAATCATGAAAAAATAACAAAAATATTACAGTCACAACATGAATTTCTCATTTTTGAATTGAGACCATTTCAGTCACAAGTGAATTTTTTCTTTTTTTTCCGGGAAAGCCAAAAGGAAAAGTCGTTTTTGGACATTTATTTTTGTCCAATTTTCATTTTTGGAGGGGGGTCTTGGAACGTAAAAAATTTCACTTGTTACTGAGAAATTAAATCATAATGTTTATAATTGTTTTTGTTATTGTTAATGGTATTAATTTTGAGTTAGTAAAAAAACCTATAAAATTATAAAAAACTTGATAAATCAATAAAAAATGAAAATAGAAAATAGAAAATTGAAAATTACAAAACGTTTAAACATATAGCAATAAAATAATAAAATGTCAAATTCTATTATTTTACACCTTTTCTCATTTAAAACGCCCATTTTATATAATTTAATTTTGTTAATTATATAAAAATATACACTTATAATAGAATAATTCTATCTATTGAATGGATGCTAATGAAATAAATAAAATAAAATTGTTAGAAGAAGAAAATATGAAACTGCGAAACGAATTAAATGAGACCAAAGAGCATTTGAAGAAATATACAAGTCCATTAAGAAATAAAACATATTATGAGGAAAATAAGGAAAAGCATAAACAACAAGTTAAGGAATACCGAGAAAAAACGAATTATGTATATGAAGTTTCACCTGAAAAGAAAAAGGAATACGCAAGAAGAGCATATTTGAATAAAAAGGAAAAACTAAAGAAGGAAAAAAAAGAAAAGGAAAAATCCATGGAGGAAAACATTTAGGCATTTATATAATTTAATTAAATTAAATTATATAAAATTAAAATCTTTAGGTATAATATAGGATGCCCAAAAAGAAAAATGAGGAAGTCCTACCTCCTGAAGTGAAGAAGAAACGTGTCCGTAACGATGTGAAGGAACGCAAAGAAGCAAACAAAGATACTGAATTCACCTGCGTGAAGATGAGTTTCAATAGTTTAGTGGAAAATAACTATTTGAATGGTGGAATACAGGAGATTGTATTGAATATCAATAAGATTTGTTTCCTTTCCTACCAATTGTTAAACTACCACTTTACAAGATTGATACAAGAAAAGAAACCACTACCTGAAATTACACAAAATTTATTCTACCAAGCGTGTTCTACTGTATCTGTAATGCGGGAACGAAAAGAAAAGATTGATACCACCGATGAAATGTATATTAGTTTTTCTCAATACAAAGAGAATTTGGGCGACCTTCCATTTCGTGATAGAATGGGTAATCTCATAAACAATTTGAATAGACAGCAAATTACCATGGCGAATAACCATCTTGCTTTGAATTTCTATAAACGATTTCATAAATACTTGGAATTAAAAACAGGTGAAAATAGAAAAGCAGTTATTTATAAGTGGTTGAAGGATATTTACGCACTGGAATACAATGGTAAAAATTTTTTTATTCTGAAAATAAGGCAATGGTTAAAATATATACCTACCGAGGAAAATATCAAGAAACATTCTAACCACTTTGTAAGTGTCTATTACAAAATCCTACAAGAATTTGAGAAGTATCCTTATATGAAAGGTGTAAGAACTTTCAATTTACTGCCTACAAAAAACTCATTTACTTTGTCTACTATTGAAATATGTAGTAGTTGTTTGAAGGATATCATTTCTTATTTCACAAAGCAACCTGTTCTAAAAGATTTTGATGAAAACAAATTGGTATATTGGTATGAACTTTTCAAAATAGAAAAATACGAAACAAAGGAACGGAAGTTTGCCTATGCTATTTACACAGATGGAAAAGTGGGCGTAGTAAGATTGAGGAAACCTAAATTTGAAGCACCAAAAACTAAAGACATAAAAAAGGTAAATTACGAACAACTTGTAGGTATTGACCCTGGTGTACGTTCTTTACAAACATCTTGTAATGATACAGGTAGAGTAATTGAAACAACCACACCCAGTTATAGACATGATTGTAAAATGAAATATGCTTGTAAGAAAAGGGAAATGTGGTATAAAAATTGGGAACATTATGAAATGTGGAGAAACATTCCAAGTTTCAAAACTACCAGTTTGGAAAGAATGCGAAACTATTTCAAATATGTATATCCGCATATGAATGTTATTTTTCAGTTTCATCTCTATAAGAATTTTCGTGGTTTATCATTTCGTTCCTATTGCCGTGGAAAAGCATCTTTACATAAGATATGCGAGAGCATAGTTGGAAAGAAGAAAACCTTAGTAGGATTTGGAGATTTTTCACAACAACATGGTTTAGTAAAGAAACATCCTACCGCCCCCATTAAGAAGTTCAAGAATGAACTACGGAAATATTGTGATGTGGTAGATGTAGATGAATACAATACCAGTAAAACTTGTAATTGTTGCCATAAACCAATTGAGTTGTATAAAAATAAAGTAATACGAAAAATGCGAGATGGAACATATACCAAAGCAAGATTGTCTCAAATAAACAGTGTAATCCGTTGTAATCTCAACGAGTGTAAATTATGCTGTATGGACAGAGACATCAATGCTTCAAAGAACATTCTATATTTATTGAAATTACAAAAGGCGGGAAAAAAGCGTCCTGAATGTTTCTTACCTTCTTCTAAGGAAGAAGAACAACCAACTATAATTAACTGCGATACTCCTTCGGGAAGATAAGTATGTTAAGGCGTGAAATTCGCAATTACCCTTTCTTTATTTTTGTCCTATAAAATGGGCGTTTTAAATGAGAAAAGGTGTAAACGCGGTAATTGGTAAAAATGAAGAGATAGATAATACGGTGACATCATCTTTAAAAAAAGCAACAGAAGAAGACCCAATAACGTTGGATGATATATTAAACTTGTGGGATGGTCTCAAAGAAACACCAGGTCGAATACTTGGAATTAGTAGCAATCATTATGAACTATTAGACCCGGCATTGGTAAGACCTGGTAGAATAGATATTACATTGAAACTTGATAATGTTTCTCATGACATACTTCGTAAAATGCATTTACAATATTACAACACGAATATTGATGAGGAAAAATTAAAAAAAATAAATGTTTGTTTTTATTCTCCAGCGGAGATAATTAATTGTTATGTGATGTACAAAGATGACTCTGAAGCGTTTATGGAACGACTCGCGAAAAATGAAAAATTTTAATGATAACATTCATTTTTTTGACAGATAATTTATCCACAAAAGGATAACAATATGTAAACCGACGAGGTTTGTCACAAAACTCTAGATAGACCTTATGTTAAATATCAACCAGATAACTTGTCTATAACAACATAAGCACATATATATTCGGGAATTTTAATAAACTCCACATAATAAATGTTATTTTCATATTTTATAGTGTTGTTAATTATGTTAAACTCCACTAGGTTTAAATCAATAAGTAATCCCTTCCCAATCGCTTTTAAAAACGCTTCTTTTGCGCACCAATATTTAAAAAAAGTTTCATTTGACAAATACATTTTTTCAAATGAAGTAAAACAATTTAAAAACTTGTCAATATCAACATTTTTACATTTCATAACGTCAACTCCAATATCATCATCGAGATTGTTAGAATATACAATAATTACAATATCATCATCGTGAGAAATGTTATATTTTAAATCTTCATAATAAGGTTTTCCATTGTCTGTGTAACATATATGAATATCTTCAAAAGATAAATTGTTATAAAAAGAAGAAATGTATTCTTTTTGTAAAATAATGGAACCTAGAGATCTAAGTTGATCCACTTTATTAACATACTTATAAATTTTTTGTTTATCTTTTTCGTTTAGATAATGATGGCAAGCGCGAAAATTAAGTTCTTTAATATTTATTATTTTGTACATTTTTAAAATATATTATTATCTTTATAATATAATATAGCATGGAAAATAAAACCCAAGATGTTGTAATTGCCGGTTTTGGAGTAAAAGTTCCAATGGATATAAAAACTGTAGACGAATTTTGGAAAATGTTGGTTTCAAAAAAATGTTCTATTGGTGAAATTCCTGAAAATCGAATAAAAAATTTTTCAGATGAAAACTTTAACAAACTACCATCAAAGGGTGGATTTTTTAATGATATTGATAAATTCGACAATGAATATTTCGCAATATCACCAAAGGTAGCAAAGGATATGGATCCGCAACAAAGAATGGCGCTTGAAACAACTGTTGATGCTATTCAAGATAGTTTGGTAGACTTAAAATTTCTACAGTCAATTAAAACAGGAGTTTTTGTTGGCGCTGGTTCATTTGATTATTTATCTTCGTCGTTTAAAAATAACGATTTGATTACACAGTATACAATGCAAGGGGGTACAATCGGTAACATCGCAAATGTAGTTTCATTTTATTTAAATTTAAATGGAATAAGTTTGACAATGGATACTGCTTGTTCGAGTAGTATGACGGCGTTACATATTGCCGATTCAAAAATTAAAAATGGTGAACTTGACGCAGCAATTGTAATAGGTTCAAATGTGATATTATCAATGGATGGATTTGTAGGATTTTCAAACGCTAAGTTATTATCAAAAAATGGCAAAAGTTTGCCATTTCATAAAGACGGAGAAGGTTTTGTTCGCGCAGATGGTTGCATATCAACACTTTTAATGAATAAAAAATTGTTAAACCATCAACAACTTATTAATTCTTATGCAGAACTGTTTCGAACTGGTGCAAATGAAAATGGAAGAAACGTTAGTTTGACTACACCTTGTGTAAAATCTCAATATAACTTACTTAATGATTTACTAAAAGATGTAGAACCTAGTTATAAAATAACTTTTGTAGAAGCGCATGGAACAGGAACGAAAGTTGGAGACCCGATTGAGTTTGAATCAGTGAGTAATGTTTTGAAAAACTTAAATTATAGTACTGATAATTTAAGTATTCCAATATCATCAGTTAAAGGAAATATAGGTCATATGGAAACCGCAAGTGGAATGGCAGGTTTATTAAAAGCGTGTTTATCAATTAAATATAACATGTTTCCATGTGGACCACATTTAAATAACCCGGATAACATAAATGTTAAAATAAAAAACATGGAGTCTTCCTTAAGGGTAATTTTAGACCATGAAACGTTTGAAAAAAACGATAAAAACTTATTCATTGTTAACTCTTTTGGTTACGGTGGCGCCAACGCTTGCGCTATTTTAAAAAATACTTCAATAACAGATAAATTAACAGGTTCAAAACAAGATAGTTTATCTTGTTACAAGTTATTATGTTTAAGTGCAAACTCAATAATAAAATTAGACGATATTGAAAGAAGAGTATTATCGTCAATTAATAAAACCAATATAGATCAAATTATTTCACTTCAAAACAATAAAACAAAAATGGGGCAATATAAACGTGTTGTATTATTTGAAAAAATGGAAGAAGAATTTAATGTTATAAAAAAAATGGATAACTGTAACGATAAAAATAAAAAGTTGTCGACAGCATTTGTTTTTAGTGGGCAGGGGTCTCAATACCCAGAAATGGGAAAATATCTTTATAATAATTATGAAGTTTTTTCAAGTAGTGTAAATGAACTGGACACTATTTACAAAGAATTGTCGGGAATATCGCTTGTTAAAGACAAGGGGTTTTGTTCACATATGAAAGATGTTGACATAACTGATGTAAATATAAGTACAATGATTATTACCATTATTCAAATTGCAACAGTTGATTTGTTAAATAGTTTTGGAATAGTTCCAGACTATGTGATGGGTCATTCTACCGGTGAAATATCAGCATTTTATTCTACGGGACTAGTAGAAAAAAAAAATGTTATAAAAGAAACTTATGTTAGAGCACTTTGTCAAGATTTAATGCCTGAAGGTCGCATGATGGCAGCTTTGATGAATGAGAATGAGTTTAATGACTTGAAAAACAAACTGGTTTATGATAATGATATATTTATAAGTGCAATAAATTCAAAAAATTCATTGACTTTGGCTGGAACGAAAACTGCAATAGACGAATTTTACAACTTATCTATAAAACACAAATACAAAACAATAATACTAAAAAATATTGAAAAGGCATTCCATAGTCCACATACGAACGTTTGTAAAGATTTATTTTTTGAAAAGTCTAACTTTGATATTAAACATTCATTAAGTAGTAAATGTAACTTTGTTTCGTCTGTAGATGGTAAAATCAAAACAAAGGAAGAAATTTTATCAACTGAATATTGGTGGAAGAACATAAATATGAAGGTAGAATTTCTCGAAGCAACAAATACATTATCGTCGTTAGTTAATAATATAATTGAAATATCACCAAATAATATTTTAAATAAATATTTAATAACGAACATTCAAGACGTTAATTATTTAAACTTGAGTAAAATTGGAAAGGAGTCGCAAAGTTTTTACCAAACATTGAGTTATATGTATCTTTATTCTGAAGATGTAAACTTGAGTAGTCTCCATACTGTTTTATCATTTGATAATTACAGAACTACATTAAATACATGGAAACACGATGAATCAATAAAATCACTGTCATGGGAAAAACAACTAAACGAATTTAATTTTGAAACAACTAAAAAAAAAATATGTGATTTAAACAATAAAATTTCAACCTCAAATTATTACGAGTTGACAAAAGAGCATGATGTATATTTAAAGGATCATGTTATAAACGGAAATGTAATATTACCAGGCGCATTATTTATTTCAAAAGCGTTAACTATGATAAACTCAAGAACGGAAATGTTAAATGATATTACATTTGCATCACAAGTAAAATGGAATATAGAAACAAACTGGAATGCACTTAACTGGGAAAAGAATAAAATAATTTTTTTTGATAATTCTTGCATAATTAATAAAACTATAAAGAGTGTTGATCAACCAGATTTTAAAATTGAAGAAGGTATGATTAGGTCTATTGACATAAGTAAGTATTATAAATATTTGAATGACGTCAACATTAAATTTGGACCTAGATTTAAGTTATTGTCGGATCTTTATCATACACCAAATTATAAATTTGTTCGTTGTAAAGTGGAATATAAAGAAGTAAATGACATTGAGTCCACTTGGAATATTTCTCCGTCGGTTATTGATGCAGGATTTCAAATGTGTGGTTACATAATTGGAATTTATGAAAAGGCGTTTGTTCCTTATAAAGTAAAAACCGTTTCGGTTGAATTGGAAAATTATAACAAGGAAAATATTACTATAGAATCGTTGTTGACTAATATAGTTGATAACAAATATATATACGACATAAATTATCTGTCGAATGGTAAAGTTTTTATGAGAGTAAAAGAACTAGAATTAATGTGTTATTTAACCCAAAGGTCAAATGTTGATATATTTCACGAAGTTCGCGTTTTAGAATACGAAAAAAACACAATTTTTAAAGACTATGATATACAAGATTTGTCGAGTTTTGAATTTGACGCAGACTGTTTGAATATAGTGAATAAATGGTGTAAATTAAAAAGAAATATTGTTTTTATAATTTCCAAAAAAAATGTGGGAGTTTTACTCGGTATGATTCGCGCTTTCCGAAAAGAATATAATAAAAAGGTGAAAATTATATTAAATTTTGAGGAAAAAAAAATTGTAGAAACTGACGTTTATAAAATTTTAAGTTCAAATTTTGATATGGATGAATTTGAATATAGCGATCAAAAAATAACAACCTCGAGATTTTTTTCTCTTGAACCTAGTAATAATGAAACAGAATATCGCGTTGAGTTGACCAAACCAGGGAATTTGAGTTCTTTATCAACAAAAGGAATAATTCTTAAAGATTTGAAATTAAAACAAGTGTTGATTGAAACGAAATATGTATCTTTACATTTCAAAGATGTAATGTTAGCTATGAATATGCTTCCAGGTTTCAACCCAGTATTAGGTTTAGAGTCGTTAGGAGTAGTCAAAAATGTAACGCCATGTAGTAGATTTAAAGTAGGTGATAGAGTAATATGTTTAGATTTTTCAACAAAAAACAAGGAAGTTACCGATTCGTTACTATCTTCAAGTGTTATATACCATGAAGACAACCTAATTAAAATAGACGAAGATATACAATGTGATGAAAGCGAATTGGTTGGTTACCTTGGTGTTATGATAACTGCTCATTACGCTTTGTTAAAAATGGGAAATTTATCTTCTGAAGATACGGTATTAATACATTCCGCACTAGGAGGAGTGGGACAAAGCGCAATTCAAGTTGCGAAAACGGTTGGTGCAAAAATAATTGCAAGTGCAGGGTCTGATGAAAGAAGAAAACATTTGTCGTTAATGTTTGATATACCCATATGTGACATAATTGACAGTCGTAAACCAGAAAATTTTGTAAGCGAAGTTAATCGCATAACAAATGGAAAAGGTGTAAATGTTGTGTTGAATTCTTTAAATGGATTATCACAAATAGAAAGCATAAAATGTTTAGCACCAACTGGAAGATTTATTGAAATCGGAAAACGCGACATAATGGAAAACAACGCTTTGAATTTAAATTTATTAAAAGAAAACATTTCATTTTTATCAGTCCATTTAGATTTACTTTCAAACACAAATTTGGAAAAAATTAAGTTATTGTGTTATGAATGTTTGAACCTTTTAAAAAATGGAGTATATAAAACAATTAAGTCAAACGTATTCAACAGTAATGTATTTGACATTGAACGCGCACTGAGACAGATGTCAAAAGGAAAACATGAAGGAAAAAATGTTATAAAATTTTCTCAAAAAGTTAAAACCGGTGAGTTGTCCCTGTATGGATTATATGAAATTGATAAGGCGTATATTTATACAGGTTCTACTTATGGAGTTGGTTTTACTAATATGATAAGTAACATAAAGTATGGAGTAAGGAACATTTACATTTTAAGTAGTTCGATTGATGGTATAGAACTTTACAAAAACACACATTGGAAAAATTATTTAATTTTAAAAAATACCTTATTAAAGTATCCAGATTTGAATGTAAACTTTATAAAATTTGACTTATCTAATGACAATTTAGACGTAAAAGTAGTTTTTGATTCAATAAAACAATGTATCGGTGGGATTTTTCATTTTGCAACAACATATAATTCTCAAAAAAATGGAGAAATTGATTATAAAGGTTTTAAAGAAGGTTTTAACGCAAAAACTTCAATAAAATATTTTTTGGAATATATTTATAATTTCAACATTTCTTTAGACTTTGTATTCATAGCAACATCGGTTGCTGGGTTGATTGGAAATGATTATCAATCTGTATACTGTTCGGCAAACACATATTGTTATGACTTGTCAAAAAAATACTCATTTTTATTAAAAAAAAATGTTGTTTGTGTAGATATTCCAATTGTAATAGGTTCGGGTCATTTAAGTGAATTTAAAAATTACAATGAATATAAATATAACAAAAGCAAAAAGGTTTATACGGTTTACGTTGATTTATTATGTGAAAAATTTAATAGAATTGTGTCATCTTTTAATAATAAGTTATCATTTGATCATTATTTAATTTACGAGACTTCTCAAATTAATACTCTTTTTGAAAATACACAAAAAACAGAATTTTTGACAGAAGTAACAAACAAACATACGTTGAAGTCGACTAATTTAGTTGAAACGCCTTTAATGAATAATGATATTGAAGCTATTCTAATAACGAAATTATCAACTATCCTAGGGTGTTCTGTAAATAGTATATCAAAAACGTCTGTTGTTTGTGACCTTGGATTAGACTCTCTTGGGGCAGTTGAGTTATCCGACTGGTGTAAAGAAACATTTACGGTTGAAATGGATAACTCCTTTTTGTTGAATCCAACTATTGAGGTTCGTGATATTTTGAATAAACTAAATAGTTTTGAAAATAAAAGTAAAAGTGATGTTTCTAATAAAACTAAAGAACTTGATTATGATGTATCAAGTACAAATTTTATTCATTATAATAGAAGTCACGAAAAAACAGAACCCTTTGCAGAAATAAAAAACAAAACTTATTTGAATTCAACTAGTTTAGTTGAAATATCTTCTATGAATAATAATGTTGAAGTTCTTTTAATGGAGAAATTATCAACTATCCTAGGGTGTTCTGTAAATAGTATATCAAAAACATCTGTTGTTTGTGACCTTGGATTAGACTCTCTTTTGGCAGTTGAGTTATCAGACTGGTGTAAAGAAACATTTAAGGTTGAAATGGATAACTCTTTTTTGTTGAATCCAACTATTGAGGTTCGTGATATTTTGAATAAACTAAATAGTTTTGAAGTTAAAGGTGAAGTTTTTAATAAAACGAAAGAAGATGAACATGATACATTCGTTGAATCAAAAGAACAAGTTGGTGTTACTATAAAAGAAACATTTGCATCCTCCGTTTTAGATTTGAAAAAAAATACGTCATATATAAAAAATAATGTTTTATACATAAAATGTTTTGGTCATTTATCAATTTCAGTTATAAATGAATGGATAAGTTTTTTGTCAACTAAAAGTTATAATGTTATTATGGCTGAAGTTAAAGACTCAGTTGGAATGAACTTGACAAACAATAAATTCAAAGAAATGACAAATGTTTTGTTGAAATACGAAGAACTTATAGACATTTTATTAAATATTGAACAACCTATAGTAACCATATCCTATGGAGAAGTTAGAGGAGGAAGTATGTGTTGGATATTGAAAGGATTAATTAACTTATCTTTGTCAGATACTACATTTGGTTTTCCAGAAATAAGAGTGGGTGGAATTCCTAGTTATGTCTCTATATTATCAAAGTTTAGATTAAGTGAACACATTTCAAAAAAAATGATGTTAATTGGAGACATAATCAACTCAAATGTTGCTTTAAATTATAATTTAATAGACGAAATACTTGACGCAAGTGATATTGAAATGAAAACAAATTATTACTTGAATAGACTAAATAAATCAAATATAAAAGTAGCAAACAAGTTTATTCCATCCCAAAACTTGAATACGTCACGAGTTGCACTCGGACATTACATGAATGAAGAGTCTTCAAAAGATGAAGATATAAATTATAAAAATTTGATTAAATATGAAGTATTGAATAACAATAAAGTATGTTTAATTACAATAAATGATAAAAACAATTTCAATGCAATGAATTATAATGTTGGGAAACGTTTTAAAGAAATAATTTGTGAGTTAAAAAAAAATAAAAATCTAGTTGTTGTTATTTTACAAGGAGACGGAAAACATTTTTGTACTGGTTTAGATACAAAACAACAAGTTGACAATTTAAGAACTGATGACTATTTTTTGTCTTGTAAAAATATATACGAACTTTACGAAAATTTTACATCAATTTGTGAACTAAAAGCATTGACAATATCAATTTTAACAGGCACAGTAGTTGGTGGTGGTCTTGCGCTTGCGTTAAATACTGACTTGAGAATTGTGTCAAGTGACTGCAACATTCAGTATGGAAATTTGTCGCGAGGCGTTTGTCCAGGATTGTTTTTAAGTAAATCTATGCCAGATTTAATTGGAAGCGTTAAAACATTAGAGTTATATATGAATGAAAAAAACATAAGTATTGACTTTGCAAAGGAAACTGGAATAATAAACTATTTGGTAAAAAATAAAGAAGAAGGGTTGTTGTTGGCGAATAAAATTGCGGCAGAACTACTGTTGAATCCTAACTGTGGAATTCAAGAAACAAGTTATTTGTTTAGAAAAAAATATGACAAACAGATAATAATTAATGAAGCAATTGGAATGATTAATTGTTTTAAATATGGAAAACCTTTCAAAAAGGTAATACTCCAAAAGGAAAATAAATTAGAAGATAAAAAAAACATTCAAATTAATGAAAAGGAAAAAATATCTCAAAATAACGTTGTTGATGTTGGAATAGACTGTATGGAAATGTATACACCAAACAATTTTATATTACAAGAAGATATGGAAAAAAACGATAAATGTATTGGTAAATATGTAAATGGTTTAATGCAAGAACGTATATGTATACCAAATAAAAATGAAGATTCAGTATCTATGGCGTTAAACGTTGTTGATCGATTATTAAAAAAAAACAATATTGACAAAAATATGATAGGAAGAATCGACGTTGGTACTGAGTCACAAGTAGATAAAAGCAAGTCAATTAAAAGTTATCTAATGCAACTGTTTAAAAATACGGATGGTTCTATAGAAGGAATTGATAATGTGCACGCTTGTTATGGTGGAACTATGGCGTTATTCAATGCTGTAGACTGGATATACTCTCCTTTTTGGAACCGAAAGTATGCAGTTGTGGTAACAACTGACATTGCTGTTTACGACGAACCCTTTAAATTTTTGAATGGATGCGCCGCTGTTGCGATGTTGATAAAACCAAATTCTAAGTTAGTTATAGACTTAACTAGAGTTTCACATTGTTTTAATGAACACGACTTTTTTAAACCATTAAATTTAGAGTTTCCTATAATGAATGGAAAGACATCAATAGAAGCAATGAATACTTGTTTGTTGAATTGTTTAGAAAAGTATGATAAAATTAAACCAAATGAAATAAAAAATGTTAATTTTTTGATATCACATTGTACAAGTAAATTGATAAGTAAAAAGGTTTCATTTTCTGTAAGTGAATTTTTGAATATACCAATACAAGATAGAAACGAAATATTTAATCTTAAAACGGAAAAATCGACTGTTCTAGTTTCAAAAATAGGGTCTATGTTTACATCCGCACTATATGTAAATTTAATTTCGTTGATAAACTCTTTGAATGAAAATGATATAGGAAAGGATATTATGCTGTTTTCTTATGGTTCTGGTTCAATGTCATCATTGTTTAAGATGAAAATTAACGGTTTGCCTAATTTTAATAAGGATTTGTGCAACTTGCTTGATGAAAAAAAATTAAATAAATGTAACGTAGAAACTATTTATGAAAGTCCAGATAACTTAAAAGAAGGTTGTTACTGTTTAACAAATAGTGATAATGATGGACGTAGTTATAAATTACTTTGATTTTAAATATTTTAAATAATATATTTGTGTAATTTTATTATTGTTATACGGTTTGATATAACAATAATTTTAGTTTTATTATTACAAAAGATACTAATAACATTAAACATAAAGAGACTGATTGGTTGCTACGTACTTCAATGTCATTTCTGGAATTTCTCTTAGCGCACTTAATAACGCAATATTCCCAATACTTTCGGCAACTCTTTCCATTTCACTTGAGATATTATTGATTTTCAATATTGCTTTGACAAATTCTCCCAAAAAGATTTCCTTTTCTTGTTCCAATTTTTGTAGAACAAGTTTACATTCTTGTTGAGTTGAACAGTCACACCATTCAACTAAATAGTTACACAAGTCATAATGCATACTATAATCTGAACCCGTTTTTACTTGACAAACACTCTCAAACTTTTCATATTCATCATAATTTTGTGAGATGAATCCCATAACATTCGTCAGGTTTTCACCAATTTGACTTGAACCATTGAGCAGTCCCAATGTGCGCTTTTCATCACTGACCGTTATATTTGTAAACATTGAAAACAAACATACCAAGTCTTTGGATGTAAAGGACTGAAACGCGTTTGCCTCAATGAGTTTGGCGAATACCAAACAATGAACCTCACGAATATGTGTGGCGATTTGACCGCATAGAGTGAGTGAATATCTATTTTCTACTGTGTCAAAAAGCAGGAACCCTTCTTTCTCCATGAATTTCAATACAGTTGTTATAGAACATTGTAGATATTTTTCAACGTCCTGAAACTGTTTTCTTGTAGAGTCTAACTCACAAGTTAAACTATTGTATTTGGAAACAATTCCAACATCGCGTTGGATTGTCCTATGTTCGTCTTCTATGCGTGAAATATCACGTTCCAACTCTTTACGTTTTTTATTCACTGCAACCTTACGCTCATTGGTAGAACGAATATATTGTTGAACGATATCTAGCGGAGTTCTCATACAGGCCATAGTTTCATTCATGGACTCTAACCCGCATTCCAAGTCATTTATGGTTTTCATGATTCCACCCAAAACCGAATGGATATCTTCTTGTATCATACTTCGTTCTACAAAGGCCAAGAAATTTTGGTCTTCGCTATCTACCAAACTTAATAATAGATTGTATGATATTTTGAACTTAGAGACGAGTTTTTGTGGTTTTCCTTGCATCATAAGTTTATAATCAGTGAGTTCGACATTACGAAACAAGTTATTCAGGTGTATCACATGACCCACTTCATCGATTCCACGACGCCCGGCGCGTCCGGCCATTTGCGTATATTCGTGAGAATATAACATTCGTGTAGAATTTCCATCGAACTTATTTGCGTCGGTAAACACCACAGTTTTAATAGGAAAATTAACACCAAGAGCAAAAGTTTCTGTAGCAAATAATAGTTTAATATACCCCTTGGGAAAGAGCAACTCCACCATTTCTCTCAATACGGGTGTTACTCCCGCATGATGAATTGCGATTCCTTTTTCAAGAAGAGAAACCATATCATTATATTCCGGCAACTGTAAATATTCTTGGTAGTTTGGTAATTTACGGATAATTTGTTCACATTCTCTGCGAACCGTGTAAGGTACTTTCGAGTCGTCTTCCAATAATACGGCAGTAACTTCCTTTGCGCAAACCTCCAACTGTTTTCTGGAGAGAACAAAACAAATGGCTGGCAACATATTGTTTTCGACCATGTATTTACATAAATTATTTATGATAAATGACCGTTTCATGTATACATTTTTGGTTTCAAATAACTTCATCATTTTCTTCATTTTGTTATAATGTGTTTCTTGAAAAACCCCACTACTTGTTTGAATTACATGTGGTTTATTAATGACGTCGTTGATTTCCTTTTTCATGGCGTCATCCTTTTTGAAAATTTTGAAAATAGTTTGAGTTGCTGTAATATAAGAATAATGTGTGAGTGGTACAACCCGATGATATGTTGGTATTAACCACACTTCCTTTTCTTGTGTAGAGGAAGGTTCGCTTCGCCCCCGTGTTTCACACCATAGTGCGAATTTTTCTGGTGAGTCTAATGTTGCAGATAACATTACCATTTGAATATGAAGCGGTAACATCATAATAACACCCTCCCAGACATGACCTCTATCAGGGTCATTTAAATAGTGCGCTTCATCAATACATACGCACGCTAGTTCGTTTTCAAAGTCAATGTCGAATAGAAGAAGTGATGAGTTATTGATAGAGGGATCATTCAACTTTCGGTTTTTCAGAAAGAGTGTGTTATATAATATTTCAGTAGTCATAATCAAGACGTCTGCTTCAGGATTTACCTTACAGTCTCCTGTCAAAACGCCAATGCTAATATGCGGAAATTTTTGGGTGAGTTCCCAGTATTTTTGATTGGATAACGCTTTGATTGGACTACAATAAATAACTTTTTTTCTTCTTTCCACAAAATATTCGGCAGCGAATTCAAACGGGACAGATTTCCCACTTCCAGTATGAGCAGTAACAAGAACATGTTGCCCGTCAACTATTCCTTGAATAGCGTGTTTTTGAAAATCACTTAATGGATAAGGGAACTTTTCAAAGTGTTCCGCATAAATTTCTTCTTGTTTTTTGGGATAAGAACCGTTACAGAATTTCACCATGATTTCTAAAGTGTTATGTGTGTTTGTATTTATACTAATTTCAAAATGTTTCAAATCAATTCTTTTGTAAATACATTTATTAACAAAAGGCATTAGACATTTTTATGTAAATATGTATTAGGTATGATAGCAAATAAATTTAGACTGATAGAAAAACTAGGGTATGGAGATTTTGGATGCATCTATCGGGCTGAAAATATGAGGACGAAAGAATTTGTAGCAGTTAAAATAGAACCTCATGAAAATGATACCAAGTTATTGAAACACGAGACATTGGTATATCAATATTTGGGTAATAGCGAAGGACTACCAAAAATTATATGGTTTGGAAAAGACGAGTTGAATAATTATATGGTAATGCAACTTTTAGGGCATTCACTTCAAACCATAAAGGAAAAATATAAAACTTTATCTCTCAAAGTAGTTTCAAATATGATGTTACAAATGACCCAACGACTTCAATATATACATGAAAGGGGGTTGTTACATCGAGATGTGAAACCCGAAAATTTTTTACGTGGACTAAATGACCGTCGTTATACTTTATATTTGATTGACTTTGGGTTTTGTAAAAAGTTTGTAAATAA